GATAGCTCTTACAGATCGTAAGATTAGTGAAGATACTGCACGTAAGTATAATGTACGTACAGTAGAAGACCAGTCAGGTAAGCCAGCACAACAACTATATCCTTATTATGATAAAGATGGTAACCATATAGGAGATAAGGTTAGGAACTTAGCTGATAAAACCTTTCATGCTAAAGGTGATGTAGCTAATGCTAAGCTATTCGGACAGAACTTATTTGAAGCTAAGGGTAAGTTTGTAACTATAACAGAAGGTGAAGTCGATGCGTTAGCTGCGTTCCAAATGCTAGGTTCAAAGTGGCCTGTACTATCCATTAAGAATGGAGCACAAGGAGCTAAGAAGAATGTAGCTGAGAACTTAGATTACTTAGCAGGATTTGAAACTGTAGTAATATGTTTTGATAACGACAAGCCGGGTAAGGAAGCGTCACAAGCTGTAGCTAAACTATTCAAACCCAACACCTGTAAGATTGTAAACTTAACTGAAGGTAAAGATGCGTGCGATTACCTTAAGGCTAGTAAGCGAGAAGCATTCAGTCAATCGTGGTGGAATGCTAAAACATATACACCATCTGGTATCATTAACTTAGGTGACTTTGGTGATGAACTATTTGAAGAAGAAGAATGTAAATCAGTTCCCTATCCTTGGAAGGGATTGAATGAGAAGACCTTTGGCTTGCGAACAGGAGAGCTTGTAACGATCACTGCAGGTACAGGCACTGGTAAGTCTAGTGTAATGCGAGAGCTACAGCATCACATCCTCAACAGCACTGAAGAGAACATAGGTGTCATAGCTTTAGAGGAGAACGTGAAGCGCACAGTCTTTCATCTTATGTCAGTTGAAGCTAGTGATCGTCTATATATTAAAGAGGTTAGAGATAACTACTCACGGGATGAACTTAATAAATATAAGGATGCAACTGTAGGTACCAGACGTTTCTTTGCCTTTGATCACTTTGGTTCAATGGATAACGATGAGATACTGTCAATGGTACGGTACATGGTTAAGTCCTTAGACTGTCAGTGGATATTCTTAGATCACTTATCAATCTTAGTATCAGGACAAGAAGATAATGGTGATGAACGAAAAAGTATTGACGTACTAATGACCAAGCTACGTTCAATCGTAGAAGAGACTAACTGTTCATTGGTCTTAGTGTCACACCTGAAGAGAGTAGGTAACGGTAAGGGACATGAGGATGGTGTTGAAGTATCACTGTCACACCTTAGAGGATCACAATCAATTGCACAGTTATCAGACATGGTGATTGCAATGGAGCGTGACCAACAGGCTGATGATCCTGTCGTAGCTAACACTACTGTAATTAGGATATTAAAGAATAGATATACAGGAGAGACAGGCTTAGCTACATACCTCTTGTTTGATGCTGACTCAGGTAGACTTAAAGAGATTGCTGCACCCTCTGAAGAAGACGATAGTGAGGAACAAGAAGGAGCTTTTTAAAGTGACTGAGTATAGGATAGTAAAAGATTTATACGATGGGTTTGAGGTGCAAATTAAACATGGATGGTGGTGGCCTTTCTGGCGACAGCCTATTGTTAATACACACAAGTCAATAGAAGAGGCTAAGAAGTGGGTAGTCTGGCACGCCAAGCCTGAAATCTTATACTTAGGAAAGGTGCATACTAAAGATGGCAAAGACTGGCTCTGAGCGATCTAGGAAATTTAGAGAAAATAAAAATGAGTACAATAAGGAATGGAGAAAAAGGAATCCTGATCACAATAAGGAATGGAGAAAAAGGAATCTTGAGTACCTTAAGAAGTACAGAAAGGAATGGAGAGAAAATAATCCTGAGCACCATAAGAAATGGAGAGAAAATAATCCTGAGTACTATAAGACAGTGCCGAGACTCGATTACCATAAGAAGTACAGTAAGGAATGGAGAGTAAATAATCGTGGAAAAAGTAATTCTTATTCTTCTAAACGTAGAGCTGCTAAGCTACAAGCTATGCCATCTTGGGCTAATAAAAAGACTATAGCTATGATATATATTATAGCTGGTATTTGTAATAAAACAGTTGACCATATTGTTCCTCTACAGAGTTCTGTAGTATGTGGTCTACACTGGGAAGCTAACTTACAACTACTAACTAAACAAGAGAACAGTAGTAAATATAATAAGCATGACTTTGACACACCTTTAGGACGGTAAGGAATATTAAATGGTAGGATATATTATATGTGATATAGAAACTGATAGTCTTCAGCCGTCCCTTATACATGTAATCTGTTGTCTAGATACTAATACTAATACCTATCATACTTTTACATCTGATCCTTCTATGGGTGAAGAACTTCTAATGTTCACTACATTTGTAGAGAATAACAAAGATACAAATAAGTTTGTATTCCATGGTGGTATTAACTTTGATCTACCTGTAATTAATAAGTTCATTAAGAAGGACTTACTTACAGTTGATATGATAGAAGATACTTTAATACTAAGCAGGATGCTTGATGTCTACCCTATAGATGGGTTAGGTCATAGCTTAGGTGCATGGGGACAACGATTAAACTGTCCTAAGATTGAGTTCCATGAGTATGAATTATTAACACAGGAAATGATCGACTACTGTAAAGGAGATATATCTACAGGTGCTAAGACATTTGAACACTTAAAGAAAGAACTTATACGTAAGAAAATATCAAGGAAGTCTATTGATCTAGAGTACTGCATACAAGAACTAATTACACAGCAGGAGAACAATGGTTTTAAACTGGATATACCTAAAGCTATGCAGTTTGTAGCATCCTTAGAAGACAAGGCTGATATATTAAATGACAGGTTGATTGAAACTTTTAAGCCTGTGCCTATCTTTGATAAAGATATTAAGGTTAAGTATATCAAGGCTACAGGTGAGTTATCAAAGGTAGGTTTAAATCACTATAGAAATTCTTTAGTTGATGTAGTAGGTGATCATAGTAGGATTAAGTTCCAAGAGTTTAACCCATCAAGTAGACAGCAGATAGCTGAGAGATTAATAAAGCTAGGATGGAAGCCTACTAAGTTCACAGAGAAAGGTAACGTCATAGTTGATGAAGGTGCCTTAGCTAATATAGATATACCTGAAGCTAACATACTAAAGGAGAAGATGTTATTAGAAAAAAGAATAACACAAGCTGCTAGTTGGATAGATGCAGTAGATAATAATGACAGGGTACATGGCAGAGTGTTCACGTTAGGCGCAGTCTCCACTAGGATGACACACAACAGTCCTAATATGGCACAGGTACCAGCTTCATACTCACCGTATGGTCCTGAATGTAGACAGTTATGGATACCTGAAGAACCTAATGTATTGCTAGGGTGTGATGCATCAGGCTTAGAGCTTAGAGTATTAGCTCATTATCTTAATGACCCTGTGTTCACCAAGGAAGTTCTAGATGGTGACATTCATACAGCCAATCAGAAGGCAGCAGGGTTAAGCACAAGGGATGAAGCTAAGACGTTTATCTATGCATTCTTATACGGTGCAGGTCCAGCTAAGATAGGATCAATTGTAGGTGGTTCAGCTAAGGATGGTCAGAGATTGATTGATCTATTCTTGAAGAACGTACCTGCATTAGCTGCATTAAAACATAAGTTAAGTATTGAGATTAAGACTAAGAAAGGATGGATTAGAGGACTAGATGGTAGACTACTCAAGGTAAGATCAGAACATTCAGCATTGAATCTGTTGTGTCAGGGTGCAGGAGCTATTATCTGCAAGGCATGGTTGGTTGGTATCTTCAGACTTAACTATGATAAACTACCCTTTAAATTAGTTGCAAGTATTCACGATGAATATCAATTTGAAGTTCATCCTGATCATGCAGAAGAACTAGGGAGTATAACACGGAGAGCTATTAAAGATATAGAACAACAGTATAACGTACTATGCCCGCTTGATAGTGAGTTTAAGATCGGTGCTAATTGGAGCTTGACACACTAAAGGATAAGGTTATGATTGAGATTGAAATAACTCCTAAGATGAGAAGGATAGCTGATAAGAAATCTAAAGGCATGGGAGAACTTAAAGGTTCCATAACTAAAGGTATAGGTAATCAAGTAGGATTCTTAGGAGAATGTTTGGTATCTTACTTCTTTAGATTACACTTTAAAAATACATACGATTATGATTTCATCTTACCTAATGGGAA